TTGAATCTGTTTTAGCAACATCTAAAAATAAACAAATATTTAAACATATTAAAGATGATGCAGTAAGAGAATCACAAAAATTAGCCATAAAAAGGGGTGAAGCTCCTGATATGGAAGGTACAGGAATGAGAAATGCTCATTTACTTGCCATTGCGCCTAATGCTTCAAGTTCAATTATTTGTGGAACAACTTCTCCAAGTATTGAACCTTTTAGAGCTAATGCATATGTTCAAAAAACTATGTCTGGTTCATTTTTAGTTAAAAACAAATTTTTAGAAAAAATATTAGAAGACAAAGGAATAAACAATGATAAAACGTGGACTTCAATCCTTGCTAATCGTGGTTCAATCTTGCATATTAAAGATTTATCAGATTGGGAAAAAGATGTATTTAAAACTAGTATCGAAATTAACCAACAATGGATAATTCAACATGCTGCTGATAGACAAGAATTTATTTGTCAAGGTCAAAGTTTAAATGTATTTGTACCTGCTGATGTAGATATAAAAGAATTACACGATATACATATGTTGGCATGGAAGAAAAAATTAAAAACTTTATATTATTGTCGAAGTGAAGCTATTAAAAGAGCTGAACTTGTAAGTTTAAAAGTTGAAAGAACAATAATACCTGAAGCTGATTGTTTAGCTTGTGAGGGTTAACATGAAAAGAAAAATACATGCCTCTACAAAAAAATTATCAGTATTATGGACAGTATACCATACTATTTTAGCTGTGGAACTGTTTATATTAATTATTATTGAAACAATAGAATTATTAAAATAAAGGAAATAAATATGAGTCTATTTAAGACAAGAACACATTATAAGCCATTTGATTATGAATGGGCGTTTGAAGCTTATGACACTATGCAAAAAATGCATTGGCTTCCAAGTGAAGTACCATTGCACGAAGACATTAGAGATTGGAATGAAAGATTAACTGAAGAAGAAAAAAGTCTTATCAGTAATATTCTTAAATTTTTTACTCAAGGTGATGTTGATATTGCTCAAGCTTACTTAGATAGATATATACCTAAATTTAAACCACCTGAAGTTAGAATGATGTTAAGTTCATTTGCTAATTCAGAAGCTAATCATGCTCATAGTTATTCATTATTAAATGATACTATTGGTGAAACAAGTTTAACTGATTATAAGGCATTTCAAGAATATAAAGAAATGTCTGATAAACATGCTTATTTATTTAAATCTAAAGGTACTGGAACAGAAGGTCTTATAAGAGATATTGCTTGTTTTAGTGCTTTTGGTGAAGGTTTACAATTATTTGCATCATTTGTTATGTTACTTAATTTTCAAAGATTTGGTCGTATGAAAGGAATGTGTCAAATAGTTACTTGGTCAATAAGGGATGAAACACATCACGTTGAAGGTATGATAAAATTATTTCATCAACTTGTTAAAGAAAACCCTGAAGTATGGACAGAAAAATTTAAAGCAGATATATATCAAACAGCCAGAGATATGGTAGATTTAGAAGATAAATTTATTGATCTTGCATTTAATATGGGCGGAATAAGGGGTTTAAAATCTGAAGAGGTTAAAAAATATATACGATATATTGCAGATAGAAGATTATTACAATTATCTTTAAAACCTAATTATAAAGTTAAAGAAAACCCTTTAAGTTGGCTTGATTGGGTTATTAATGGTGTTGAACATGCAAACTTTTTTGAAAGTAGAGCAACTGAATATAATAAAGGCACTATAACAGGAAGTTTATGGGGTTAAAATGGTAAAATATGTTTTAATATTAATGTTATGTTCTGGAACAGCTGAACAATGTTTTAAACCAGTTAAACATGAATTTTTATTTGAAGATTATCATAGTTGTATAACAAATGGATATAATTTATCAAATAATACATTAAATACATTTGGTAAACCCACTGTTAATTCAAATAAATTTTATGTTAAATTTATGTGTGTTGAAAATATGGGAGAGAATACTTAAAATGGCAAAATACCAAGGTCGTACTGTTAAATTAAACAAACCTATGCGTGGTGATGTAAAAAAATTTAAAGTTTTTGTAAAAAACGCAAAAGGAAATGTAATTAAAGTTAATTTTGGTCATGGTGGTACATCAGCTAAAAAAGCTGGTCAAAAAACTATGAGAATAAGAAAAAATAATCCTGGAGCAAGAGCTAGTTTTAGAGCAAGACATAATTGTGCTAGTCCTGGTCCAAAAACAAAAGCAAGATATTGGTCTTGTAGAAAGTGGTAAATAAAATGGCTTATAAAAGAAAAAGTAAAATAAAAAAGAAAAGTTCAAGCAAAGTTAAATTAACTGCAAAACAAATGAAGCTTCCAAAAGCTTTAAGAGATAAGATATTAGCTGCTAAAAGAAAAGGTAAATAATGGCTTATAAAAAGAAAAAAGGTAAAGCAGGAAAAGCTTGCTGGAAAGGCTATAGAAGAGGAAAAGGAAATAGCTGTATTAAAATGAAAAAGAGGTAATATAAAATGGCAAGATGTTGTTGTGAAGTAAGACGAGTAAGAAGACAAAAAATGACAATAAGAAGAAAAAGAAGAAAATAAATATAAATAATAACAATAAAGGAAAATAAAATGAGTGATAATAAAGTTCAAGAAAGAACAATTAATATTGATGGTAAAGATTATAAAGAAAGTGAATTACCAAATACGGTTATAAACAATATAGCAATACTTTCTGATATTAATAATAAAAAAATGTTAACATCTATTGATTTAGATAAATTAAACATTTTATCAGCTAACTATTCAAAAAGAATATCTGATGAAATGAATAAACCGGCTGAATCATCAAAAGAGGAAGATAAAACATTTGAAAATGAAAAAAGTTAATTAAGGAAATAAAATGACTATAAATGATGATGTATATTCAAAAACGCTGAAACACCGTGCGTTATTAACTCTTTACGAAAAGAGATTGGATACTGAAATTTCTAAAATTTTGGCATCACACAAAATAAGATTACAAAGAAAAGTACTTAATATGGGTACTGCAAATATTAATAAATTAAATAGATCTATTAATATTGAAATTCGTAAAACTTATAAAAAAATATATAAACAAGGCATTAGTGAATTAAATAAATTAGCAGGAGTAAGTGCTAGATTTTATAAAAATTTATTTACTAAAGCCTTATTTAATATTTATAAAGCAAAAGGTGTAAATGATACATTAAAGGTTAATGATTTAATCATAAAATCTAATGGTACATTTGGTTCACAAATTGCTTCTATAAGTATACAACAACAAAGAAAAATAAAAGGCATTGTTAAATCAGGAATGATAGCTAATAAAGCTGTTATAAGTATAGCTAAAGATGTTGGTAAAACAGGATTAAGTTTATCATCTATTCAATTACAAACATTAACAAGAACAGCTATAACTGAAACTTCAAATTATGTAGCTAATCAAACTTATAAATTAAATGATGATGTAGTTAAAGGTTATCAATATGTTGCAACATTAGATTCAAGGACATCGTTAATTTGTTCTAGATTAGATGGAAAAGTTTATGCATTAAATAATAATATTGCACCAAAACCTCCTCAACATTTTAATTGTAGATCAACAACAATACCTATTATTAAATCTGTTAATGAGTTATCAAATATTAAAAATAACAGATTACAAAAAAGAAAACTTGCAAACTTATCTAATAGCCGTCGTGCCTCTATTAATGGTCAAGTTCCAGCTAAAACAACATATGCTGAATGGTTAAAAAATCAAAGTAATGATGTTAAAATAGCTGTATTAGGAAATAAAAAAAGAGTTGATATATTTAATCAAGGTAAATTAAAATTATCACAATTTTCTAATAAGCAAGGAGTTCTTCTTTCTATAGAAGAATTAGAAAAATTGTCAAATTAATTTATGTTTATAAGTTATTGACATTATAAAATATAACTAAGGCCGTGTCCAAAGGAAATAAAAATGGAAGATAATAAAATACAAGAAACAAAACAAGAAGAAACTAAAACAGATCAAGTAGATATAAAATCTCTTGTAGATGCTGAAGTTTCTAAAGCAATTAAAAATATAAAAGTTAACTTAGATTCTGCATACTCAGAACGAGATGCTGCATTAGCCCAAGTTGAACAAGCTAAAGCTGATAAACAAAAAGCTGAAATAGAAGCCTTAGAAAAACAAGGCAAACATTCAGAAGTTATGCAAATGAAATTAAGTGAATTAACTGCTAAACTTGAAACTTATGAACAAAAAAATACAGAATTGAGTAGAGATAACGCTGTGCGAACTCAACTTAACTCTTTAAACTTCAAATCTGATAAAGCAGCTAAAATGGCTTATTCAGATATTGTAGGAAGTTTAAAGAAAGACGCTTCAGGAAATTGGATGCATGAAACTGGATTAAGTATTGAAGATGCCGTGTCATCATATGCTAAAGACGATAATAATGCATTTTTATTTTCTGTAAAAGCAAACGCAGGAACTGGAATAAATCCAGCTAAACCTGCATCAGGAAACAATCCTGTCAAATCTATAAAAGAGATGTCAACTGATGAACTGCTTTCAAATATTGAAAAAGGTAACATTAAAGTTGACGGTGAATGGTCTGAATAGATCAAATCTTTTATAATAATAACCGTAACAATTATGTTACATAAATAATAAAAGGAAAATACAATGGCTGTAACAAGTTCAAACTTTAATAACATAGCTAAAGCTATTTCTGCTTATGCACAAGCAGATAGAGCAGACGCAGCGTTATTAACTTCTACTGCTTTAGTTGGTTCTGACGCAAGAATCACTGATTCAGGAGAAAATTACACAGGTACATTAAGATGGTTAGATTTTTCTGATCCTACAGGTTTCAATAAACAAAATGAAACTGCATCAGACAAAAACTTAAACACTATGGGTGTATCAAACAAATCTGCAGTTTATATTAAAAATATAGACCATATTGCTGCTGAAGAATTATCAGTTCAAAAACTGATTTCTAAAGTAGATGGACTATCTTATTTAGGTGGTCAATTTGCTAGCGTAAGAGCAAGAAGAGAAGATTTACAATTAAGATCAATTATGAATGGTGTTGCTGATAAAATCTTTGGTTCAACTACTATTGGTGCTTCTGATGCTGCTGCAATTGTAAATACGTTTGGTTACTACACTGGTTCAGATTCTGGTTCAAATCCAAATGCTTTATTCTCTTTAGAGACTAATTCAAATAAAAGATCTGCATTTTTTGATGTACTTTTAGACGGCATCACTGCTATTAAAGGTGAATTCGAAGAACCTTTCTACTATTTAGTAATTGATACTGCTACTTACAACACTATGAGAAAACAAAACGTCCTTGACGTTGCTCCAGTTGTTGATGGTAACTTTAATTTCAATACTATTCTTGGTGGAAAAATTAGACTTATTGTTAACAACCAATCATTAACTGCAAACTTACCATCTGGTTTAAAAGTTTCTTACTTAGCAAAAGCTTCTGCTGTGCATTATTCTGAAATTGCACAAACGAATCCAACTGCTCTTGAAAGAGATGAATTAGCTGGAAACGGTGGTGGACTAGTAACTATTATCTCAAGATGGGGTAATATTATGCATCCAAAAGGTTTCTCATGGGCTGGATCAGCAACTGCATACCCTGCAAATTCTGATCTTGCTACTGGTTCTAATTGGACAGTTCATGCAACTAATGTTAACCAAATGGGTATGTTCCCTATATTCCACGGTTAATTATTATAACTATTAGATACGGAGAAATATAATGGCTTTACAAAAAGGAGTTAATTCATTTGTAACTGTACAAGAATCTGATGACTATTTTAATGATAGACTTTATTCAGATACTTGGTTTAGTTCAGATGCATTAGTAGAACAAGCTTTAGTAACAGCCACTGGAATTCTCGATGATATGGATTGGGGCGGAACGGCTACGCCTACTGCCTCATATCCTTTATCTTGGCCAAGAGATATAACTTATTACGATAATAAGTCAGGTTACTATACAGATTTAACAGATGATAGATCTGCTACTTCTTATGGTACAATTCCAGAAGATATCAAAAAGGCAACTTATGAGTTGGCACTTCATTTAATAAGTAATATGAAAACAGCTGAAAGTAATGCATCTGGTGAAAATAAAGTTAAAGACTTAACAGTAGGAGCCGTAAGACTTGTCTTCGATACTGCTAGTGGAGTTGATAATTTTAAAGAGTTACCAGATTCTGTAATTACTATCATAAGTAAATATTACAATGAAGAATCAACAACCGATAACAGAGGTGTCCGAGTTAGTGGAGGTGCTTAATGAGTTATAAAACACTTATTAATAACAACATCACTAATGCATTTAGTTTAGTTGGAGATTTAGCTGAAGATATACAGTTTACAAATGTAACCGTTACTGGTTATAATTTTAATACACAAACTGTAAATAGTTCAAGCACATCACCAATTACCGTAAAAGGTATTATCAGCAAAAGTTATAAAACTAATGATGATAAACCAAGATTAAATGCGGATATAATGTTAAAATCTACTGATATTGATTCTAAAGTTTTAGACAATTATGACAGTGTTATATTTGGCGGTAAAACTTATTCAATTAATAAATATGAAGATAACGGTTACTTACTAAGTATTGAAGTAGGAAGGGAGATTTAATATGGCAACAATATCACAATTATTGACTTCTGTAGAAAATCTTTTTACTACAAGTACTTGGACTTCTCATAATATAAAAGCATTTCCTGCAAACTATCAAGGCGAATTAAACGCTGATGAATGGGTGCGGGTTAGTGTATTGCCTTTTTCATCCGAACTTGCTTTTAATACTGATGTATCAGCTAATGGACAAGTAGTATGTCAAATCTTTGTGCCAGCAGGCCAAGGAATGAAACGTGCTTATGAAATTGCTGATATATTAAAAAGCTTGTTAGATAGGAAAGAAATTTCTGGGTATCTGCAAACAACTAATAGCTTTATAACAAACGTGGGAGTTGATAGTGCTAATTCAAGTTTATATAACGTGAACTACACTGCTAACTTCCGTTCAATTTAACCAATAACAATATAAGGAAATAAACAAATGGCTCTAATATCAAATATAGGTGCTGGTATTTTCACTACACTTAAGTTCAAAGCTGATAGTAACTAC